CAAGGTAACGTTAAATGGTTTGACTGCAAAAAAGGTTATGGCTTTATTACTCCAGACGGCGAAGTCAAAGACGTCTTCGTCCATATTACCCAACTCGAAAAAATCGGTATCAGAAAACTCTTCGACGGCCAGCGCGTCTCCTTCGATATCTATGATGATCGCGGAAGATCCGCCGCTGGTAATCTTAAATTGTTGTGACTTCCAATCGTATAACCTTATGTTGACAAGAAAACCTGCCGCCTGACTACGGCAGGTTTTTCTTTTAATTTGCGGTTTACTTTGCTATATTTGAAAAAAACGGGAGGTTTATTATGAAAAAAATTGCGAGTTTTATGGTTGATCATCTTAAACTTGTTCCGGGACTTTATGTTTCTCGGAAGGACAGGTTCGGAACTGAACTTGTTACAACCTTTGATATAAGAATGACCAGTCCAAATGACGAGCCGGTTATGAATACAGCGGAAGTGCATACGATAGAGCATCTCGGCGCAACATTTTTGCGCAATCATCCCGAATTTGCGGAAAAAACGGTTTATTTTGGTCCAATGGGTTGCCGGACGGGGTTTTATCTGCTTTTGGCGGGAGATTACAATTCTGAAGATATTTTGCCGTTGATTAAAGAACTATTTGAATTTATTCGTGATTTTCAGGGAGAAATTCCGGGAGCATCGCCGCGAGACTGCGGAAATTGTCTGGATATGAATTTGCCGATGGCAAAATATCTGGCCGGAAAGTATCTGACGGAAGTTATTGAAAATATTGCGGCGTTCAGATTGACATATCCGGCATAGTTGCTGTTTGAAAAAACTTTTGCTGTCTGCCCTAACGAAAATTATAACCATTGAATTGGGATTGAAAGAACCTATTTAAATAACCGGAGGAGCTTATGGAGTGGGAAACAAAACATAAGATTGCCGCGGTTGTTGTGTTGGCTGTTGTTGCTGCGGCGTTGATATTGTTTAATTAGGGGAGAAAAGATATGGTTTGGTGGCATTGGCTCATCATATTGGTTTTCGTTTTTGCAATTGTGATTTCCATGTTTTTTTAATTTTTTAACTTGACAATAGTGTGGAAAAGGCGTATTTATGCACTGTCTTGCAAGAGACAGCGTTTATCGCGGGGTGGAGCAGCCCGGTAGCTCGTCAGGCTCATAACCTGAAGGTCGTAGGTTCAAATCCTGCCCCCGCAACCATATAGCAAAAGAGGAAGTTTATACTTCCTCTTTTTTTGTATCCCGAATACCTTGAAAAGTTAAAGAAACTGCGGGATTCATCTTTTATTTTGATGGTCGCGCCCTATTCTCCAGTATCTTTATTTTTTTGCCAAAATCGGTTCAAAACACCCCAAATATATACTTTTTTGAAGGTCTGAACAGCCCAAACAACGCCCTTCAAGAGATTACCATGTTTTTATTGTTTCCACAGGCGCTTTTTGACCCAACTTCATCTTTTGGTTCTCTTTGTATAAGAGGCAATTATATTGATACAAATATTTTTCTTTTAATTTCAATCTGATGCGTTTTTTGAAAATTTTTGGAAACGGTTTTTGATTTTATACGGGTGATCCTGTCGGAGGTTCAAAATGACAGACATTCAAAAAATCATACAACTTTTACTGCCGGAACTTTTGGTTTTGATTGATGGAAAAAATAGTTCGGTTTTGCCGCAGAAAGGACTGGATAATAAGAGAATAAAGAGCATTCATGTTGTTGAGAAAGGAGTTGAAAATGGTGGAAACTGACGTTTTACGGCTCAACGATATGAGTGTTGGCGAGTTAAAAGAAATGTGGCGGCAATATTTTGACAGTGAGCCGATTTGGAAAACCAAGCGTTTTTATATTCCCAGACTTGCCTATCGAATGCAAGAACTCGCCTATGGCGGTGTTCCGGAACATATTAAAAGCCTATTGCTTGGCAAAACGGTTTTGAAGTACGCCGAGGACAACGATGGCACGGGACTTCCTCCGGTTGGAACCCGTCTGGTTAAGACCTATCGCGGAAAAGAATATAATGTCATTGTTTCCACCGTCGGTTTCCAATTTGAGGGAATTTATTACAAAAGTCTGTCCGCGGTTGCTTTAAAAATCACGGGCAAACGAATTTCCGGACGCTTTTTCTTTGGATTGGGAGAAAATAAATGAAAACCATACGATGTGCCGTTTATACCCGAAAATCAACGGAAGATGGTCTTGAAAAAGAATTTAACACGCTGGAAGCGCAACGGGAATCCGGAGAAAACTACATTAAAAGCCAGGCTTATCAAGGATGGGAAATCATCCCCACCCATTATGACGATGGCGGTTATTCCGGCGGCACATTGAAACGTCCGGCTTTGCAACAGCTTTTAAAGGATGTTGAGGCTGGAATGGTTGATATGATTGTTGTTTATAAAATCGACAGGCTGACACGTTCGCTGATTGATTTTTCAAAACTTGTTGAAATTTTTGACCGTAATCAATGTTCTTTTGTGTCAGTGACGCAGAATTTTAACACTTATGATTCCATGGGGCGCCTGACGCTGAATGTTTTACTTTCTTTTGCTCAATTTGAGCGGGAGGTTATTACCGAACGTATCCGGGATAAAGTGGACGCTTCCAAAAAGAAGGGCATGTGGATGGGTGGTGTTTTACCGCTTGGTTATGTTTCCGTGAATAAAAAATTGGAGATTATTCCCGAGGAAGCGAAAATTGTGCATTTAGCTTTTGAAAAATATCTGATTTTTCGTTCAGAAATTGCGGTGGCGGAATGGCTAAACAACAATGGTTACACCACATTAAGCAAGGGAAATGGTAAATTCACCCATATGCGCGTGAGCAGCATGTTGAAAAACGTGCTTTATATCGGCAAAGTTCCTCATAAAGACAAGGTTTACGATGGTCAGCATCATGCAATCATTTCACAGGAATTATTTGATGAAGTTCAAAAAATCAAAAGCCAGAACCGCGTCGGCAGACTTGCGCCGTCTCGTTTTGTTGAACATGCTCTGCTTAAAGGGCTTATTTATTGCGATTGTTGTCAGGCGGCGATGATTTCCACGAAATCCAATAAAAAGAATAAAGTTTACGAATATTATACCTCTTTCCGTGCGGTTAAAGAAGGCTTTAATAATTGCAAGATAGGAAGCATTCCCGCCGGCGAGATGGATAATTTCGTCTTGCGGCAAATTGCAGGCATTATCAAATCGCCTAAAATCCTTTCCGGATTGATAGAACAGGCAAAAATCATACGTCCTGATATTAAAGATGTGCAAATTATTTCCAAATTAAAGGATGGTGATGATTTTATTCAGAGACTGTCTTCCATTACTTTACGCCAACTATTGATTATGCTTGTTCAAAAAATCAGCGTGGATGTTGATCGTATCAAAATTATGTATACAGAACTGGCCGTCAGTTTGATGGACGATAAGATGAAAGACGACTTGTTTCCCAATAATATTAACGGTGAAAGAAATGAGATTTTATACCGCGTCTGCTTACGCCGGAAACGCGGCTCACTGAAAATATTCGCTCCCGAGAAATATAAACCTGACGAAAATAATCCATTATATTTGGCATTGATAAAAGCTTTTGTTTGGCAGGATAAAATGAAAAAAGAAAACCTGTTTATCGAAGATTTGGCAAAAAACGAGGGGCTGAGCCGTGAATATGTCGGCAAAGTGTTGCGCATGACATATCTTGCTCCGGATATTGTGACGGCCATTGTGGATGGCGTTTATCCCAAAAAACTTTCCCTTCGTAAAATTTTAGAATCGGAAATTCCATTGCTTTGGTCTCAGCAGCGATTAAAGTATGGCTTCAGTTTTTGATTGTACACAGATTTTTACACAAGCAACATTTTATTAAAATAATGTCAAGTCCTTATCTATGGCACACTTTCAACTTGTAATTGTTTTATCTGTGTATCGCACGCAAATGTATTAAACCTGAAAATAAGCCTCTATTCAATTATTTAACGGGGCTTATCAATGAACTTGAATATTTTTAACGGACTACCTCAGTATGTCCGCATAACAATTTTATCGCAAATTCGCAGATTGTTGTCAACCCCGATCTTTTCTTATGAAGATCGGGAAGATTTAATTCAAGAGCTGTTGCTTTTTTATTTGAAGCGGTTTTACAACGTTCATGATGTGGACGAGGCTTTAGTGGTGCATTCCATAAAGCAATACGCCACGAACCTGTTAACACAAAGATACCATCGCCGCGATTTCTTATACTCCTCATTGGCCGACTATGACGCTGATGAGGAGTTTTCTTTTGCGGAAAACACGGAAACACGGTTGATTGTCAGTGAAATTATGAATAGTGCCGAACCTAAGGAGAAAGAGATTGTAAAGCATATTCTATGCGGTGACAGCATTGATCAGATTTCCAGAGATCTGCATGTCAGTAAAAAGACTATTTACGGCTTTTTTGAAAAAATGAGAAAAAAATTAAAATAACGGAAACGATTTTTGATTTTCAGCGGGTGTTCCTGTTGTCATTAACAAATTTTGAAAGGAACAGCCATGAGAAAAAAAGATCACACGGTTTATGTTACGGAAGAGATACGCAAAATTCCGGTCATTTATTTATTGGATCTGGAAATGTCCGCTCTCGACCGCTTGGAAAAAATGGTACGAGACGAGGTCAAACGCACAAGTTTGGCGCTGGAATGGATACAGGGCATTAAAAATATAAAGAAGGCTTCTAAAGACGGAGGGCAAAATGGATAAAAAAACATCCTTTGTTTTGTATCCGGCAGATTTCCTTGCGGCTGTGCATAATTTTAAGAAAAGTCAGATAGCTGATTTAATAATTGCGCTGTGTGAAAAAAATTTTTACGGAGATGTTTCTTTTAAATTATCAGACCCGGTAAAAAAGCGTTTTTCATTAATTCAGGAAACAATTGAGAAAAACAATGCTAAGTATTTGGAAGTTCGTGAAAAGCGCCAGGCCAGCGCTAAGCAAAAAAACAGCAAACGTCAAGCAAAATCAAAGCAAAGTTCCAACAAAGAGCAAGCAAATGTGCCAACATCCCCATCAGATGAATCGGAGAATGAATCGGTATATGTATGTGAATCTGTAGATAAAGATAAAGGGTCGGAGGTTGTGGATAAGCCTGTTTACGCCGGTGCGCCGACTGTTGAGGACGTGGCGGCGTATTGTCAGGAAAGTGGTTACACAATAGATCCGGCCGCTTTTGTGCGCTGGAATGAGGCACGCGGTTGGATGAACGGTAAAAAATACATTGCCGTGGACTGGAAAAAGGCGGTTCGGAAATGGTTTTGCAAGGAAAACGGCATCGCTTATTCGGAGATGGAGACTCTGGCAAATGTTTGTTCGGATGTGCTCGGCAAGGTAAAGGTGGTACAAAATGGCTGATATTACAATTGAAAAAATCAAGCAAGATTTGGAAACCGCCGCCTATGTGGATAGGCTTTTGCCGGCTGTCCGCGCTCCCAAATACCGGTGTTGTCTGCCGGATATTATCTACACGCCGCAGGAAATTGTTTTTATGGATAAGCGTCCGCTTAAAGTCCGTCCGAATCAGGAGCAGATATCTTTATGGGAACAGGTGATGCTGGAGTGGCTGCCCATATTATCGGTTGATGAACGTCGGCTGGTTTGGAAAAGAGCCAACCGTATTCCGTGGAAGCTGTTGTGCCGGGAATTTGGTGTTTCACGGCAGATATTGGCCTTGCGCCATGAAAAAGCCCTTATTAAAATTCAATATGGATGCCTAAAATGTCATTGACATTTTCGTGGTTTACAAATCAGCAAAAAACGGTTACAAAAACAGGTATAATTGGGGCGGAGGTGAACAATCCGCCCTTTTTGATATTTTTTTAGAGTCCGCAGGTATATCGCCTACGGGCCTTTTTTATGCTTGATAAAGGAGCGGCGATGAAAAAAACTGCGGAAGCTGTGTCGCTTGGACACCCTGACAAAATGGCGGATTATATTTCGTCTTATATTTTAGACAGGATGATTGAACAAGACGCGGCGGTCAAATATGCCGTTGAAGTAATGGTAAAAGATAACACGGTTGTGTTGGGCGGTGAAATCACGGGTGATGTAAACCTGGCAAGAATTAATTTTTATGTTACCGAAGCGCTGGCGGAAATCGGGTACGATAAGTTTTACAGCCATCGTTGGGGAAATTACGCAATTAATCCCGAGAAACTGCAGATTATCAATCTTATTGGCAAGCAGTCGGCAGATATTTCACAGGGAGTTGAACAAGACGGCTGGGGTGATCAGGGGGTATTTGTCGGTTACGCTTGTCAGGGTACGGGCAACATCAGCCGCGAACAATATCTGGCCAAAAAATTATGCAATGCCTTGTATGAGTATGCTTTGCAAAACATCCACCTGGGCATTGACATCAAAACGCAGATTACACTTGATAAGCTTGGCGGTGTGGAAACGGTGGTTGTGGCTGTTCCGACGCTTAAAGACGTTGATCTGACGACTTTTATTGTTTTGGCATTGGGAGAGGAGCCGGAAAATATTATTGTCAATGGCACGGGAACATATAAATATCATTCATCAGTGGCTGATTGCGGCGTGGCCGGTCGGAAGTTGGCATGTGATTTTTATGGAACGGCTTGTCCGATTGGCGGCGGCAGTCCATGGACAAAGGATGCCAGCAAAGCCGATGTGACACTTAATTTTTATGCCCGCAAACTGGCCTTGGAATATTTGCAAGACAATGACGAGTGTTTTGTTTATCTCTCTTCCTGTATCGGCCGGTCAGAACTACCGAGCGCGGCCGTAAAAACGGTTAAAAATGGCATGAGTAATGTGCTGAAATTGCAAATTACCAAGCAACCCTCCGAGATTATTACGGAGCTTGGGCTGAATAAGCCTGTGTTCGCGAGGTTGTGCTGGAAAGGGGATTTGTTGCTAGAATTTTATTAAAAAAATATATATGAAATTAACTTATTTTAATTCAAAAATATTATGTCGTTTATTTGTTTTTATAATTAAAAAAATAATAATACCTTGCAAAATATGATATTTTTATATAGCATTTTCATAAAATAGTACTATTTATGGAGAAAGAATGAATATTGTTTTTCAAGGTTTTCAGTTAGAACCCAACGCAGGATTAACATTGGATACTTTTTTTAGACATTTAGTTAGATCTAATGAAGGTGATTTTACTGTTGCACATAAAAAAAGGATCTTTCTGTTTAACGATAGTTTAGATAACGACTATTATGTAGGTGGTATTATTACAATAAAAAACTACAAAAAATTCTTGGAATTGAAACAAGTGGATGCAGACATAACTCTTGAAATTAAAGAGGTTACTAGTGGAAATCATTTAGCTGATTTTAATTTTTTTGCTATAAATAAAAAAACAGGTGCTGGAATTTATCAATATTATCACCATTCTATGTCTATGAATCAATATGGTATATTTTTAAGAGATATTTATAGAGTTCTTTCTGATGAATGTCGTGATAATGAGCTAAAATCATTACTTCAAGGAAGAGGAAAGAAAAAGAAAGAAAAAGAAATTCGTTCAAAATACTTTAGATCTTTGAAACTAATTCCGTTATATCGTAGAGACACTTTTAATGAAATGGTTGATTCTTTAGCTAAAATTACACATTTTAGCTTTGATTTATGTTCTCTAGGTGCTGAAGACAATGAATTTTCTCCTCTATCTGATTTTGCAGAAAAAGTTAAACATAGTGTAACGTTTAGACAAAATTCTATTCTTGCTGAAGTTAAGTCAAGAATTAAAAATTTTATTCGAAATCGTGGTATTTCAACAGGAACGGTTAAAGGTGTAGATACAGATGGAGTGGAAAGAATATATACTTTAGCTAATTCTCCAGAAATATTTAAAGAAAATGATTTTGATGAAATGATTTCGGGATTAGATAGATTAAATTTATCGAATTTATCAGAAAATAATATCGTTAAAATGTTAGTAGAAACAGCACGTGAATATAGAGAATGTTTTGAAATCCCTAGACGATAGGTTTGAATATGACAAAAACTACTTTATTACTAAAAATAGTCCCATTAATATTATTTATTTTAATGCTGTTTTCCAGCATGTTTGTGCCTGCTTCTCTAAGAACAGAAATAATTGATCTCTATATAAAAAATTTTAGAGAAATATTATTTTCAGCATTTTTAACACTGAGTGGTTTTGTATTTACTTTAGAAACATTTATTATTGTTACTATAAAGGAAAATGTTTATGATAATGAAAAATATATTAAAAAATTTTTGAATATGAAAAAAATAAATCCTCAACTTAGGAGATATGCTCCTTTGATAAGATTAAAGCACTTTTTATATTATACAATAGTATACTCTTTTATGGCCGCTATGTTTCAGTTAATATTTGGAGTTTTCTATAATTGGTATACTATTCTTCTTTGCATATGGAGTTCTTTTATTGCCTTGTTAACTTTTGTATATGCCCTTCATATATCAAACAATAATTTAAAAAAATGGTTTGAATGTATAGAAGATGATGATAAGTAATTAGTTTTGATGAATAACTATAAAGTACAGCGGGTCCTTCCTGCGATTAAATCGTATGCGGGGGCGCAAGCCGCGGCGTTTTTCTAGCGAAACGCTTTTTTGTTTACTGGTCGGCATATCTCTGAAAGCCAAGCAAAACAAGGTTTTCAGAGTTATTTTATTTTGGGTGGCTGGTCGCCCCATGTCTTTTGTCTGGTCATTTTTGTTTTTTACGGAGAAATTTATGGAATTCCAAGAGAATTATCCGGTGGATAAGCTCATCCCCTACGCGCGCAACTCGCGCACACATAACGATGAGCAAATCGCTCAGATTGCCGCCAGCATCAAAGAGTTCGGCTTTACCAATCCGATTTTGATTGGTGTGGATGATGTCATTATTGCCGGGCATGGCAGACTGCTTGCGGCTCAACGCATGGGATTAAAAGAAGTTCCAGTCATCCGTCTGCCGCATCTGACAGAGACACAGCGGCGGGCGTTGGTCATCGCCGATAATAAAATCGCTCTAAACGCCGGCTGGGATGAGGAGATGCTGGCGCTGGAGATGAAAGAACTGGGCGAACTAGAGTTTAACCTTGATATTTTGGGATTTTCTGAAGAGGAATTAAAAGAACTGGATGCTTTCGGCGAGCAGGAAACTTCTTCTGATGCCAATGAGGATGAAGTGCCGGAAGTTCCTGAAGAAGCGGTGACCAAGCCCGGTGATATCTGGCTTTTAGGCGAACACCGTCTGCTGTGTGGCGATACCACCATATATGACGATGTCAAAAAACTGATGCAGGATGATGTCGCGGCCATGATTTTTACCGATCCTCCGTATAATGTGAACTATGGCTCAACCATGAAAGACAGTCTGCGTTATCATGCCGGAACGCTGGGCGGACGTAAAATTATGAATGATAATCTCGGCGATGGTTTTGCACAATTTCTAGCTGACAGCCTGTCCAACCTTATGATGTTCAACAAGGGAGCAGTGTATATCTGTATGAGTTCCAGCGAACTTCATACTCTTTACAATGCTTTTATCGCCGCTGGAGGCAAATGGTCGACCTTTATCATCTGGGCCAAAAACACTTTCACACTTGGACGGGCGGATTATCAGCGGCAGTATGAACCGATTTTGTATGGTTGGAATGCCAATCAAAAACACTACTGGTGCGGCGATCGAGATCAATCCGATGTCTGGGCGTACAACAAACCGGTCAAAAACGATCTGCATCCAACGATGAAACCGGTGGAACTGGTGGAAAGAGCCATAAATAACAGTTCAAAATTGGGAGACATCGTGTTGGATGGTTTCGGCGGCTCCGGTTCCACGATTATCGCGGCCGAGAAAACCGGGCGTAAAGCCCGTTTGATTGAGCTTGATCCGAAATTTTGCGATGTGATTGTCCGCCGCTGGGAAGAGTACACGGGCCAAAAAGCGCAACTCTTTGAAAGTCATGCGGAAAGTTTGAATAATCAATCAAGCGGTATATTGTACGAGAAAAAAGTTGCATCCCTTTAAGTGGCCGAATTATCGCCAGCAAACCCGCTGTTTAAAAAATATCATTATAATTCAATTTGTTATAATAAAAAATAATGCAGAATTAATTGGACTTTCCCTTATTTCCAAGCATTCATTGTGTTATAAAGAGGATAAAAACTCTACAATAAATTGAAAGAAAGGATAAAATAATGACTACGATTTTAGAAACAGAAAATAAAGGATGGGGATTCTGGGGAACGGCGGAAGGTTATCTTAAACATAAAAAGGACATGACCAGATTATGGAATGAGACTGCCAAACTTATCCAGAAGAATTCAGGACTTACTCCTGAAGAAACCCAGAAACTTATGGACAGCCGCTGGGGAAGACATATCGCCGACAGCCACATGGAGGAGATCAGGACGAATGTCGAAACCTTTATAAAAATAGCAGACCGCCGATTAACCAAAGAACGCATTATCGAGGACTACAGGTATTATGTTGATGAGACGGCCTATCAGGATATCATTCCTCAAAAGTATCGGGATTTTTGTAAAGAATTAAAGGCGCTGAGCTTAAAATACGGGATAGTTATCCAAGCGGTTGGCGGGGTCAGATTAAGTACCGAGAAGTTTACAGGCTATAATTCCGACCTTGACAGCGGCGACCTGATACCCGAATGGGAGGAATAAAAATGCCAAAATATAAGGATATTAAAGTAAAATTGGTTGGAGAAGATGGAAATGCCTTTTTTATCCTAAGTAGATGCTTGCAAGCAATGAAGCGCGCTGGTTTATCGGAGGAGGAACGACAAAAGTTTCAAAAGGAGGCAACAGCAGGTAATTATGACCATTTATTGGCAACTTGCATAGAATGGTTTGATATCGAATAATGCCAATTTTTGGCCGAACAACAACAGAAAATTATATTTTTTATTGCCTTTCTTAATGCATTTCTCTAAAATAGCTTTCAATATTTCATAAGGAGCCATTAATGAAAGATATACAAGGTAAAGAAAGAAATCTGCAAGATCTATTGGCAAATAAAAAATATACAATTCCGTTTTATCAACGGGAATATCAATGGGAGCGCAAACAGGTTGAAGAACTTATTAATGATTTAATGGATGAGTTTAATGATTCATTTAACCCAGAACATCTGAATCTGCAAGATCGTAGTTGCATAAGTGAATACGCTTCTTATTATATGGGAAGTGTCATTTTAAATACTCAAGACAATGCAATTATTGATGGTCAACAACGCCTGACAACTTTAACACTTCTTTTAATTTACCTTGATAATTTGCAAAAAGAAAAATTTTCTGAAGATGAACAGTCTGAAATTAAAAGCTTAATTTGTTCTAAAAGCTACGGTTTATATTCTTTTAATATGAATGTTGAGGAAAGAACTAAATGCCTTGAGTCTCTTTATAAAACTGGAGAATATATAGATGAGCTCACAGATCCTAGTATCAAAAATATCTGTGATCGGTATGCAGATATTGTTGAAATTTTCCAAGCGGCATTGACTGAAAATGAACCATCAGAAGAAAGCATAAATGATAAAAAAATATTATTTTTTATCGATTGGCTCATCAATAAAGTATTCTTTATAGAAATAAAAACTGACAACGAGCAAGACGCGTACAAGGTATTTGTTACAATGAATGACAGAGGCTTACGATTAACGCCATCAGATATGCTAAAAGGTTATTTATTGTCACAGATTACGGATAACGCAAAACGTACAAGTGCAAACAAAATTTGGAAGGATCAACTAACCAAATTAAATAAAGTTGGAACGGCCTTAGAAGAAAAAGATTTTGTTGGTGACTTTATCAGGGATTGGCTAAGAGCCCAGTATGCTGACAACATAAAAGAAAATAAAAAAGGTGCTTTACCACAAGATTTTGATCTAATCGGTACAGGTTTTCATAAATGGGTAAAAGACAATGCTCTAAAACTTGGATTGCGATCCTCAGATGACTATTATTTATTCATTACCGAAAATTTCAAGGAATTTAGCAACCTTTATATAAAATTGAATGAGTATGCACGTAAGTATAACCATGACTTCGAGTACATTTACTATAATGCCAATCGCAGTATAACATCATTGCAGTATCAGCTTGAAATGGCCGCTATTGACATCAAGGATAGTGAGGATATAAAGAATCGAAAATTAAAATTGGTTTCTTGCTATGTGGATCAGTACATTGTTAGAAGAGTTATCAATTTTAAAAGTGTTGGTTATTCAGCTATCAAATACGCTATATTTACTTTGACACGCCAAATTAGGAGAAGAGACATCGATGAAATAAAAGTTATTTTGAAAAATACTGTTCAATCTCTAAAAGATAAAGATGATAAAGTTCTTACTCTTGAGGGAATAAAAGATTTTTATCTGAACAACTTCTTCAAATGGCATGTACAACATATTTTAGCTCGTTTTACTGATTATGTTGAGCGTGGTTCTGAGGTGCCAGAAACATCATTTGAAAAATATGTAGATACTAACAGAAAGAATCGATATGACATTGAACATATAACACCAAATAACTATCTTGCCAATAAAGATAAATACGTTGATGAGAAAGAGTTTGAAAATCAACGTAATATGCTGGGAGATTTGATTCTGCTTCCTGCAGATAAAAATAGGAGTTACAAAGATATGCCTTTTAGTGAAAAAGTTGAAAAGTATTTTGGAGAGAATTTACTAGCTAAAACACTTAACCATAAATGTTATGAGAACAATCCAAGGTTCTTAAAATTTAAATCTGATAATAATTTAGATTTTAAGGGATATGATGATTTTGATAAAAACACTATCCATGAAAGGCAAGAGTTGTACTATAATTTAGCAAAAAGGATATGGAACCCGGACAACTTTGATAGATTTTAAACAACAAAAAACTAGGAGATAATCCTAGTTTTTTGTTTTGACTCTTATTTTAAGTAATAAGTCCTCACGCCGTCCTTCTTTTGGAAGGCAATATTTTTTTTTCGCTTTTAGCGTAAAACGACATTGCACCGCGCATTGAGTTCTTTTTCTATCTGAGGGCCCCTGCCATCTCTTTTAAGGTTGTGCCTTCTGGCTGGCAAAGCATAGCAACTATAAAGTCTGTTTTATTGCACTTGTCTATTTTAACTGGTTAAGGCTATGCTAGCGTTTGCTCTGTTTCGGTCAAGATATTGTTTATTTTCTTAATCGTATGCTGGAGGTTGATTTTGAGTTTCCTTAGCCACTTAATTTTTATTTGATGTTGTCATGTTTTTATCCTTTCTATCTGATTAACAAACACAATGAATGCTTGGAAATAAAATTATATCCAGTAAATAATGTAAGAAAGTAAATAAATATGGCAAAAACAGTATCACTTCGGGAATATGCCAGAATTCGGGGTGTACGGTTGAACGCCGTGCAAACGGCGATTGCCTCGGGGCGTATTCATAAAACGCCGGACGGTAAAATCGATGTGGATGAAGCCAACAGGGAATGGTTTATGAACACCGATCCGGCCAAAAGCCGCAAAGCCGACCCACTGTTTGAGGCTCAGCCGGAATTATCCGGCGGCGGGCGGCAGAATTTTTCAACCTTTCAGCAGGCCAAAACAGCGGATATTTATTATCGGGCGATGTTAGCCAAAGCAAAACTCAAAATGGTAACGGGAGAAACAATCGACCGCAAAAAGGCCGGACAGCACGCATTTAACCTCGGGAGAGCTTTGCGGGATTTGTTTTCCGGCTTTTCCACCCGCTACGGGGCGTTAATCGCGGCTGAACTCGGCGCGGATGAACATAAGACGGCGGTGGTGTTGGATGAATACATACGGAAACTCCTCTCCGAAAGCAGAGAGCTTATCGACCGGGAGCTTTGACGCGAAGGGCTATATTGAGGATGAATTTTTCAAGGGTGTGGAACCGGATTCATACATGCCGGTGTCGGAATGGGCCGATAAATACCGCGTTCTTTCCAGCAAGTCGGCATCGGAACCGGGGCGCTGGCGAACAGACAGAACGCCGTATTTGAAAGAGATTATGGACTGCCTGTCGCCGAAAAGCCCTATTCAAAAGGTTGTGTTTATGAAAGGTGCGCAAATCGGAGGCACGGAATGCGGCAACAACTGGCTGGGATATGTCATGCACAAAGCGCCGGGGCCGATTATGGCGGTGTCGCCAACGGTGGAAATGGCCAAGCGTAATTCCAAACAACGTATAGATCCTCTGATTGAGGATTGTCCGGAACTAAAAAAACTGGTGGCTCCGGCGCGTTCCCGGGACAGCGGCAACACTATGTTGTCCAAAGATTTTCCGGGCGGCGTGTTGGTGATGACCGGAGCAAACTCAGCGGTGGGGCTGCGTTCCATGCCGGCGCGATATCTGTTTATGGATGAGATTGACGGCTATCCGCAGGATATTGACGGCGAAGGCGATCCGATTTTGCTGGCGGAACGGCGAACCGCCACATTCAACAAAAGAAAAAAGATTTTTCTGGTGTCCACGCCGACGATCAAAGGCCTGTCCAACATTGAGCGGGAGTTTGAAAACTCCGACAAGCGCTATTTTTTTGTGCCATGTCCTTTCTGCGGCGCTTATCAGCGGTTGGAATGGAAACAGATACAGGCGGAAGATGGCAATGTGTTCTATGTGTGCGAGCATTGCGGTGGACATATCGGTGAACATTACAAAACCCAGATGCTGGCCAGCGGCCGCTGGCAGGCAACTGCATCCAGCGATGGTGTGACGGCTGGTTTCCATTTGTCGTCCCTGTATTCGCCGATTGGGTGGCTGTCGTGGAAAGAATGCGTGGCTATTTATGAGAAAACCAAGAAAAATCCGAGCCTGATGCAGGGCTTTCAAAACACCATTCTGGGTGAGACCTTTGAGGCGGAAAGCGATGCGCCGGAATGGCAGCGCCTGTATGAAGCCAGAGAAACTTATCCGATTGGGACGGTTCCTTACGGCGGATTGTTCTTGACCGCTGGTGTTGATATTCAAAAAGACCGCATTGAATGCGAAGTTGTGGCTTGGGGACGGCAGAAACAAAGCTGGTCGGTGGAATATTTTGTTTTAGACGGAGACACTGCCCGACCGGAAGTCTGGCGCAAACTTGAAAATGTGCTGACAAAAGATTATCCGCATGAAAGCGGCATAACACTGCCGATACGGGTGATGTGCGTTGATTCCGGATATGCCACGCAGGATGTTTATTCATTTGTAAGACAGTTCAGCCAAGCGGTTTGGGGCGGTAACGGTGCGAGAGCAAGCCAGCCAAGGACGGTGGTCGCAGTCAAAGGCCAGAGTCGGGACACGGCGATGTTGTTGTCCACATCCAAGGCCGACACCAAGAAAAAGGGACTGAAGGTATGGAATGTGTCCGGTCCGGTTATCAAAACAGAGCTGTACCGTTGGCTTAAGATGGAACGTGTCGGCGAGGATGCTTCGCAGTTTGGACGCTGCCATTTTCCGCACTATGCCGAGGAATATTTCAAACAGCTGACGGCGGAGCGACAGGTGGTCAGGATAAGCAACGGCTATCCGAAACCGGTTTGGGAAAAAGATCCCGCACGGCGCAACGAGGCTTTGGACTGTCGGGTTTACGCCCGAGCCGGTGCGGCAATTTATGGTTTAGACCGAATGAGCGAGAAAGGTTGGGCTGAGCTGGAGGCTCTTATTCCGGTGACACCTGAGGCTAAGCCGAAGAAGAAACTAGCAAGATTTATACAGATGAAAGCGACAAAGGTGGATGATCCATGGCTTTAGATAAGGAAATATTAAAAACCAGACTGGCTGAGGCTGAAGAAGCTTATCATCAACTGATGATAGGTGCAAGGGAAGTGTCGGTCAATATCGGCAATTTTGGTTCGGTGACTTACAATCAGGCCAGTCTGACAAGCTTAGCTACCTATATATCAAACCTTAAATCACAAATTGCTGCGGCAGAGGGGAAAACCTCCGCTCGCCGCAAAATTATGAAAGTCAGTTTTTAATGACAGATACATCACATAAAGCGGCATCGCAGACACTTAGGGAAATTGCTTCTTGGCAACCCGGGCGGGGTTCGGCAGACAGTGACCTTTTGCCCGAACTTTCCACAATGGTCGCCCGTTCCAGAGATTTGTCCCGCAACCACGGGATTGCCAGCGGTGCGATGCAGACGCTGACTGATAACATTGTTGGCACGGGTTTTCGTCTTTCCGCCAAGCCGGACTACAAGCTTTTAGGCAAAACCAAGGATTGGGAGGAGGAATGGCAGACCACAGTTGAGGGATTGTGGCGCTCCTGGTCGGAGACTTTTATGTGTGATGCGGCGCAAAGCCTCAATTTTCATGGACTGACAACACAGGTTTTTAAATCCTGCCTGATTAACGGCGAAGCGCTGGCGTTGGCTTTATGGCTGCCGGAACGTCCGGTTGCTACCACCATTCAGCTAATCGAACCTGACAGGCTGTCCAATCCAAATAACAGCACGGATAGTAAGAATCTGCGCGGCGGCGTGGAGGTTGACCGTTTTGGTGCTCCGGTTGCCTACTATATATTAAAAGAACATCCGGGAGATTACTGGATGTCTTCACTGGAATGGGAGCGTGTTCCGACTTTTACACCTTTCGGCCGGCGGCGGGTGCTGCACGTCCACGATGTCAGCCGTATTGGGCAGACCCGGGGAAAACCTATCCTTTCCTCGATTATGCCGATGTTTAAAATGCTTGACCATTACGAGCGTTCCGAATTACAGGCGGCGATTGTCAATGCGATGATTGCCGCTTTTATCGAAACGCCGATGGGCGGAGAGGAACTGAGCGAGCTGTTCGGCGGTTCCAGTGATGATTATTTGAACGCCAAGAAAGACTGGCAGGTTAAGTTGGAGGGTGGCTCCATTATTCCGATATTTCCCGGAGACAAGGTTGCGCCGTTTACGCCAAGCCGGCCCAACTCCGCTTATGGAAGCTTTGTGGAGAATTTACTCCGACATATTGGTACGGGATTAAACATCCCGTATGAATTGTTGCTGAAAGACTTTTCCAAAACCAATTATTCCTCAGCGCGGTCGGCATTGTTGGAGGCTTGGCGCTATTTTAACGGACGGCGGCAATGGCTGGCAGACTATTGGGCAACACCGGTCTATGAATTGTGGCTTGAAGAAATGGTCAATAAAGGCTTGGTGGACGCACCTGATTTTTATGAAAACCGCTACGCCTACACCCGATGTAAATGGATTGGTCCGGGGCGCGGTTGGGTTGATCCGGTTAAGGAAGCTCAGGCCTGCCAACTCCGCATGGAAATCGGTTTGTCCACGTTGGAAAACGAGTGCGCCTCTCAGGGATTGGATTGGGAGGAAGTGGTCGAACAACGGGTTCGGGAAAAAAATAAACTTAAGGAAATGGGGTTAATCAATGAAAATACTAAACAGGAGCATTTGGGCGATAACGCCGGAGATGATGGGAACGATGGCGGAGATCGCGAAGGAAAGCCGCAAAACGCCTGAAGCCATAGCCCGGGAGATGGGCAAAGATATGAAAGATGCCAACGCCGCCTCAATCAGAGACGGCGTTGCGGTTCTTAAAGTGTCTGGCCCGTTGTTTCGCTATGCCAACCTGATGACAAGGATTTGCGGCGCAACTTCGTATGAACTGCTGGCCCGGGACTTTAATAAAGCGTTGCAACATCCTGAAGTTAAAGCCATTTTGCTTGATATTGACAGTCCGGGCGGCGAAGTCAACGGTTGTTCGGAGTTGGCGGATATGATTTTTCAGGCGCGAGGGAAAAAGCCGATTGTCGCTTATGCGTCCGGAGCCTGTTGTTCCGGGGCATACTGGATTGCCTCTGCCTGCGACAGGATTTTGGCTTCCGATACGGCGGTGCTTGGTTCTATCGGAGTGGTTTCCGTTTTTGAAAAGAATGATGACGGCAAAACAATAGAAATCGTTTCTTCTCAAAGCCCAAACAAGCGTCTGGACATTAACACGGAAGAAGGCAGAGCCAAGATTCAGGCAAGGGTTGATGAGCTGGCGGAGGTTTTTATCGCCAAAATCGCCCGCAACCGAGGTATCACGGCGGTGGATGTGGTTAAAAATTTTGGTGCCGGCGATGTGGCTGTCGGCCAATATGCCGTTCGTAACGGTCTGGCGGACGGGTTGTCCTCGTTTGAGGCGATAATCGCAGGCTTTAATTTTCAACAAACGGAGAAAATATTCATGAATGACAATGAAAAAACGAGCGCCGAGGATATTCGGCGTATGGAACGGGAACGCATGGCGCAAGTTTTTGCCTCTGAGGTCGCCCAGGGAAAGGAGAACACGGCCAAACTGCTGCTGACAAAAACGGATTTGGCGGCAGACGATATCCTGGAGATTTTGGCGACTGTTCCCACTCATCGGGAAAGCGCTTTTGAACAGGCCATGGCGGCAATTAAGAATCCGGACATCCGTCCGGCGGCGGAAGCCGACAATGAAACCCCGGAGGCGATTGCTCAACGCATCGCCTCTTTAATTTAAGGAGAAACAGATGACAGCACAGGGATTTACGGATCAGGGTTCCACCACCTCCGACAATTTGTTGGCCGGCGAATTCCCAAGGATTGCCGAGTTGGCCACCGTTTCCGGCGGCAAGTATGCCCGTGGAACCATTCTTGGCAAAATCACGGCCAGCGGCAAATGCACGATTTGCACATCGGCGGCAACGGATGGTTCAAAGGATGCTTACGCTGTTCTGGCGGAAGCGGTCGATGCGTCGGAAGAAGACAAACAGGCCGTTGTTTATCTGACCGGAGAGTTCAACGAGGCGGCGCTGACTGTCGGGAGCGGGCTTACGGTCGATGGCCTGAAAGACGCTCTCCGCGCCAAAAGCATTTTTATCAAAAACAACCAAGCATATTAGGAGCATAAACAGATGGATATTTTTTCAACCCAAGTGTTGGCCAAGGTGGTGGAACGCCTGCGGACACCGCCGTCATTTCTTTTGGATACGTTTTTTCCGAATGTTCAGACTTCTGACAAGGAAGAGATTTTCTTTGATGTGACGGACAGCAAACCGAGAATCTCGCCGTTTGTGTCGCCCTTGCTGCCGGGAAAGGTCGTTGACGGTGGCGGTTATCAGACCAAATCGTTCAAACCGGCGTATGTCAAGGACAAACGTCGTTTTGATGCCAACATACCTTATAAACGCGTTGCCGGCGAGGCAATCGGCGGTTCTTTGTCCCCTGCTCAGCGTTATGAACGGGCATTGGCAACACATCTTAAGGATCAACTGGACAATCTGACCCGCCGCGAGGAGGTGATGGCGGCGGAAATTCTGCGCACCGGCAAAGTTATCGTGTCCGGGGACGGCTATCCGGCGCAGACGGTTGATTTCGGAAGAGATGAGACGTTAACCAAGGCTTTGAGCGGTTCATCGACTTGGGAAACCGCCGGTGTCAATCCGATTGACAATCTGGAAGACTGGGCGATTGCCATTCAGGACAAATCCGGCGTGGTCGCCAAAACTGTGGTTATGGATCCGCAGGCGTGGAAGATTTTTCGGGGCAATGACATCGTGCAGAAATATCTGGACATCCGCCGCGGCACAAACAACAGTCTTTCCATCGATCCGGCGTTGCGTTCGGAAGATACCAAAGCCCGTTATATCGGTTCAATCGGCGATTTTGATATCTGGGTTTATAACGACACCTATATCAATGACGCCGGACAGACGGCAAAGCTTCTGCCGGAAAAGACGGTACTGCTCGGATCTCGCGAGGGACTGGAGGGAACACGCTGTTACGGTGCTATTCATGATGAAAAAGCCAACTGGACGGCCAGCCGCTATTTTATAAAGTCGTGGATAGAAGAAGATCCCAGTGTGCGCTGGTTGTTGCTGCAGTCCGCCCCGCTGGTTGTTCCGTATCGGCCGAACGCCTCCATGTGCGTAACCATTGGGTAAAGGAGGCAAAAATGAAAATAAGGGCTTTGATTACTCTGGTTATTGGTAAAAATAAAGAAATATTGCCTGGCAATATCTGCGATGTCAGCGAAACGGAAGCCAATCGGCTGATTGCTCTGGGATTTGCGGAAAAATTAACCAAAGGGTCGGTAGCGAATTCTTCGTCCGACTCTTGTAAGAAGCAAGCGGAGAATAAGGAAAATGACGGTAAACCCGATGAAAACGGCGGTGGACAGTCTGTTCAACCGGTTGGGACGGATGGCGACATACAAAAATAATTCCGTCCGCCTGATTTTAAGCGAGCCAGACGAGATAACAGAAGTCGGGTTTGTCAATGCCCATTCCGGCACGCATCGGGTAAAGATCAGAATTTCCGATGCGCCGGATTTAAAAGTTGGCGATAAAATCGGAATGGACGGCAAAATTTATGCTGTCCGTTCCGAACCTGTCAGAGACATCCACAATCTGATATGGAGTTGCGATCTGGTATGCGTTTAAAAGCAGCAATGGAAGGCAATTTGGTGGAATATATGGAACGAGAGTATCAAAACTGCGCCAGAGCAGTGACTAAAGGGGTGTCTCTTGCCGCCAACGGTTTAAAGACCGCCATGCGAACGCAGGTCAAATCCGCAGGACTGGGTTCAAGACTGGCCAACACCTGGCGGGGAGATGTTTATCCAAAAGCTAAAAACAGCGTTTCCGCCGCCGGTGTGGTCTACACTAAGGCGCAGAAAATTATGGAAGGCTTTGAGTATCAGACGGTTGTCCACGGCAAAGACGGTTTGTGGCTGGCGATACCGACCGCCGCCATTTCCAAACGAATCCGCAATAAACGCATGACACCGGCTTTATATGAAAGGTCAAAAGGTGTTCGTCTGCAGTTCGTGTATCGGAAAAACGGCGCGTCGCTTTTGGTGCATGAACAAAAAAGGAAAACAATTGTTGCTTTTGTTCTCGTGCCTCAGGTTAGAATGCCCAAACTGATTAATTTTGCTGCGGAAGGTAAAAAATGGCAGGCAAAGCTGCCGTCTTTAATTTTGGAGAATTGGCGTGAGCAAACGTGAACAAGTTTTACAGGCCCTGTTTGACAAGCTTTCGGCGTTACCGGACGCGGAAGTCAGACGCAATATCTCGCTTCCGGTTAAAATTCCTTCTTCAGGTCTGATTGTTTTGAGAGACGGTAATATCGGCGAGCCGGAGATTTTGCTGTCACCGGTGTGTTATGTGTTCCATCATCGGGCGGAGATTGAGGTTCTTGTGCAAAAGACGGACGATGCCGATAATGATGCCAAACTTGACTACTTGTTGGAAGCTGTCGGGCATTTGTTGGCAGTTGATACAACGCTTTCCGGGTTGATTGACCATATGCATGCCGAACCGCCGGAGTTTATCGAACAGCCGGTTGAGGGGGGATTAACCATCAAAGCCGCCATTGTGCCGGTAATACTGGAATATATTTCTGATTCAAATTTAACTTAAGTGAAAGGAATACCTTATGAGCAGAGCCTATGGCTGGAACGCCCAGCTTTTAATTGCCGAAGAAAACGAGTACGGCGTGCCGCCGGAAGAAAATTACCGGAAAATCCCGTTTATTTCCTCATCTTTGGACAGCGAGCAAAATCTTGTATCGTCTAATGTTCTGGGATTGGGACGAGATCCAACACAACCTTTTCAGGATGTTATCAACGTGGACGGAGATATGGCCGTCCCGGTGGATATGCGCAATATCGGTCTTTGGCTGAAAGCTGTATTCGGTGCACCAGTCACAACTGACAATGAAGACGGGAGTTTTACTCATACTTTTGAAAGCGGGAAAATATCCGTTCCAAGTTATTCGCTGGAAGTCGGATTGCCGGAGATTCCGCAGTTTATCAGGTTTTCCGGTGTGCGCGCCAACAGCATTGCTTTTAATTTTCAGCGGTCTGGCGAAGCGCAGGCAACTATTAATCTAATGGCGCAGGGTGAAAGCGGCTCGGAAACGGCCATCGACACGGCTCCGGAAGTTTATCCCTACACCCGCGTGTCGCAATTTCAGGGATATATAAAGAGTGGCGGTGAGCTTTTGGCTAATATTGTTTCAGCAAGCGCCACTTATTCCAACAATCTGGAAAAAATCGAAACCATCCGCAATGATGGCAAGGTTGAGGCGATTGATTTGGGTGTGGCAAGTTTGTCTGGCAGTATTTCCGCAAAATATGCCGATAATGTTCTGCTTGACAAGGCCAGAGCTGGAACGCCGGTGGACATTGAGCTTGGTTATCAGCTTTCGGAAACAATGAAGCTTATTATTTCCTGCCATGAAGTTTATCTGCCCAAACCTAAACGCTCAATTGACGGTCCGGGCGGAATCGAATGTTCATATGATTTTCAGGGGGCAAAAGATCAGGACTTGGGTAAAATGATGACGGTAACACTGGTCAATGATGTGGAGGAATACTAAATGCTGAAATTAAAAATACAAAAGGAGCCGTACTGGCTGGAGCTTGGCTACGGTGTGAAAGTCAAGGTTAAGCCCTGTACTTCGGCCGTTTTTTATGAGGCAAAAGCCTACATGAACAGTAAGTTGGCGGAATTGGCTAAAACTTATAAGGCCAATAAAGAGGCGGGAATCGAAGACGGGACAGCAGAAAGCATTGAAAATCCTGTCAAACGTGAGGCGCTGGCGGATAGGTTTTTGCTTATCGGACTGGGAATTGCCGGAATTTTGGAATGGGATGGTGTGATGGAGGCCGATGAAAACAAATCTGCGCCGCTGACGGAAAATAAAATTGACGAGCTGTTTTCCAATTTTTGGGCGGTAGCGGAAAACTTCCGCAGCCAGTATTGCGGTTTGCGGGAAGTGTTGGAAGCTGAAAAAAACGTCTCTACGCCCGCGCCAAATGGCACTTCGGTGATGGGCGAAGCTACTGCAGAGGATGCGGAGAAGACGGCAAAACCTTCTGCTCGTTCCACAAATGCCGATATATAGAAACAGCACTGGAAACCGATGTCGGGTATCTGGCTTGGGAAATTTTACTGAAGCTTCCTAAGCCTGATTTACCCTTGGCTCTTAATCTTGCTCAAAACCTTGGGTTTGATATGGAACTGATGAGTGAACTGCTTCCGGTTGGAATCAGAGGAATTAATGAATGTGTGAATAATAAAAATAACTAGTTTGTATCAAAGAAAAAGCTTTTATACAATATCTCAATACAAAAGCAGAGGTAAATTTTGAAACAAGATAAAGTTAAGCAGGAAATACATAACTTTTTTAGTGAAAATGTATTGTATCTAAAAGTACTACATTCGACCTATCATTCTTTAAGACAATATAGTAATCCTTTACGTTTTAATAATTTCTGTCTTGGTTATCGTGAGCTTTTTAGAATGTTCTTAGAGGAAACTATTCAAGATACAGATATAAGAGCATGTTCTTGGTTTAGTGATGAAAATAAAAAATACTTTGATAAAGAAAAAGAAAGGATAACTAGAAGAGCGTACCTAAGATACAAAATATTTAAGAATTTATCTGATGATGTTGTTCAGTGTTTTCATCATGCTTTTGAAGAAATAGATCATTTTCTAAGATTATATAACCAACTCTCTGACTTCGTTCATATTAAATCTGAAACATTTGATATTGACAATAAAAAAATTAAAGAATTAAAAACTTCTTTTGAAAGTTGCGTTTTATCTCTCATAGATAATTATAATGTTCTAGAAAAACTGGCATCAACATATTTTTTTGAAGAATATCACGGACTGCTAGAAGATTATATTCGAAACTATAATATTGAAGAAATTAGTATATTATCTGGTTCTGGATATTCAGTTAATGACTTTTATATAAAAAATATTGATTTTTTAAATGGCAACAACAACACGATATCAATAAAAATTTATGGCAAAATTTATCTTGAGAGTTGTTATGGGCATGGAGAAGAAAGCATTTCGATACCTAATGAGTTTCCTTTCTCTGCTCAGGTAGAACTTAGTATAAGTCCTTGTCAAATCATTCAAATGAACAATATAGAAGTAGATACTTCATCTTTTTATGAATAAAAAACTTTTATTGAATATTTGCACCTCAACCATAGAGTTGGGGTGTTTTTTTATGGAAAAATCATGAGTGCGGTTAAGAATTTAAGTATCAGATTGTCGGCGGTGGGTGGTGATAAAGTCCGGCAGGAGTTCAAAACTCTTGGAAATGATGGACAAAAAGCATTTCATCAAATAGCCAATGTAATTGCACCGGTAAACGATAATCTTTTAAGATTAAGTGAAAATACTAAGGTTTTCAATGGAATTATAAAACAGGCTTCCTATGTTGCCGGAGCCTTTTTAGGATTTAAAGGTGTTTCTGGTACTTTAGGAGCCTTATTTGAATCGAACAGAAGTTTTGAACAACTTTCGGCATCTCTTAAAACCGTTACCGGTTCAGTAGAAGGAGCTCAGGCAGCATTTGCTTTGATTGAAAAATTTGCTGTTGATACGCCATATCAGCTTAATGAAATTGTGGAGGCCTTTATTCGTCTGAAAGCGCTGGGGCTAGACCCTTCTGAAGAAGCTTTGACATCTTACGGAAACACAGCCTCGGCTTTTAGTAAAAATATTTTGGACTTTGTGGAAGCGGTTGCTGATGCAACGGTCGGAGAGTTTGAACGCCTTAAAAGTTTTGGAATCAAAGCAAATACCCTGACAGATGAAGTCAAATTTACTTTTGCCGGGGTCACAACGACGGTTAAGAAAAATGCTGCGGATATAGAAAAGTATCTCCGTTCACTCGGGGATATTAAATTTGCCGGAGCCATGTCTAAGCAAATGGAAACAATGAATGGCGTCATTTCCAACATTGAGGACAGTTTTGATAAAATCTACCGGGATATTGGTAAAAATGGCCTTAATGAAGCATTAAAAGGTTTTCTGACACAGTTTAACGAGCTAGTCGGGCAAAGCGGAACAGCAGCCGGAGCTATCGGTCAAACGTTGGCTGGAGCTGTTGATGTAGCCTCATCGGCCTTTTTTGTATTAGCAGAAAATGCAGATATAGCCCTTGGACTGATAGCCACACGTTTAGGAGCTTCGGCGCTTTCTGCCGGGTGGTCTATATTGGTCGCCAATGCTACGAAATTGAGTAATGGCCTTGTGCTATTGGGAGCGTCGTCCAAATCTGCAGTAGCCGGTTTAACCATGATGTCTCGGGTTTCGAAAGCTGCAGCAGTACAAATGGCTTTAACTGCCGGTGTGGCTAATACTTTGAGAACAGCATTAAATCTGATAGGCGGTCCGGCTGGTTTGGCCATTATTGCAGGATACTCTTTGTATAAACTGGCAGATAGTCACGATGTTGCTAAAAGAGCCGGTAAACAACATGCCGAAACATTGTCTGAACTTAAGAAAGCTTTGGAAAATACTGTTCAGGAAGTGGAAAATCTTAATGACGTCAGCAAAAATGAGGCTATTGCCAGCTGGAGCAAAAAATTAAAGGATGCAGAACAAAATATTAAAGATTTGGAACAAAATTTAAAATATTCCGGTGGGATGTCATGGTTTCAACGCCTAAAACCAGATTTTCTTAAAAAAGAATGGGAAATTATGGCGGATGATCTACGTAGGATTCTTTCCGAATCTAAGATTGACTTGGAACAATATCAGGAGAAAGTCTGGGAGTTGGCTAAAGATTATCCCGATTTTACGCCTTTGGCCAAATCTATTCAGGAAAATATTTTGCTTTTGAAAGCTGCCCGAATAGATGCAGGAAAAGCCAGGGAAGAATTGGATAATCTTAATAATCCTGAGCCATATATAGAACCGGAGCTCAAACCTGTTACAAAAAAGCAAACGGAAGACGAGCTGGTAAAAATCCGGGATTTAATTCGGGAACTCCAATATCAAAATGTTGCTTTGCAGCATATTAATGAAGCCAGAAAGCAAGGGGAACAAGCCTTACAGGATGCATTGATACAAAATGAATATGAGAATCAGCTTAAGCAGCTTGGTATTTCTTTAACTAAAGAACAAGCTTCTGAAATCAAGTCGCTGATTTCTCGTAAATTTGAATTGGAGGCGGCGGATAAAAGCTACCAGAAAACGCTCAAAGATAATGAGGAGGCAGAAAGAAAGTATGCAAATAATTTGAAAGATATAAAAAACAGACTGCTGGATTTGCAATCTCCTTATCAAAGAGCCATAAATGAGGCCGAAGAATGGAAAAACAATGCCTTAAAAGGACTTGATGATACAAAATCCGGATACGAGAACTTTCGGGAAGATGTTGAAAAAATTTATGCTGATATGGTGGCAAAAGCTCAGCAATCGGCAATTGACAGTTCGACTTTATGGCAAGACGGATTATATCGAGGGTTGCAAGATATCTATCAAAATGCTGATAATATGGCTTTGCAGACGGAAAATCTGGTCAAAAATTCTTTTCAGAACATGGAAGATACACTGGTTGATTTTGTAACAACCGGTAAGCTGAATATGGCGGATTTTGTTGATTCTGTAATTTCTGATATGATGAGAATGGCATTGCAATATGCCGTTATCAAACCTCTTCTCGGAGCCTCAATGGGGTTTTTAGGAATCCCGATGGCACATAGCGGAGGAGTTATCGGCAAAGATACATTGTCAGAAAAAATAGTCAGTCCGCATATTTTTTCTTCTGCTCCGAAATTTCACAGTGGCGGTCTGGCCGGTGATGAGATTCCTATCATAGCCAAACGTGGCGAAGGTGTTTTTACAAAAGGGCAAATGGAGGCCTTAGGTTCCGGTATGGGAATGGCACCTAATGTTACTGTAAACGTTTTCAATAATGCCACCGGAACAAAAGCCCGAGCCGACATGAATAAAGATAGTGAGGGAAATCTCTCTTTGAATATTATTGTTGAACAAATTGAATCGTCTTTAACCCGTAATATCACTCGGGGAGAAGGTATTGCACCGGTTCTGGAGCAGCGTTATGCTCTTAATCCGGCTTTGGGGAGTTACAGATAATGATAAAATTTCCACAACATTTACCATTGCCAACAATCGACGGTTACTCGATTAAGCCCGATGACGCCATTATCCGCACGGATATGGAATCCGGTCCCGCGCGGCAACGGCGGCGTTTTACTCAAACTCCGTCTAAAATAGCGGTGCGCTGGGTTATGAATCAGGAACAGTTTTCCTTGTTTGAGGCATGGTATAAATTTCATGCCAAAGAGGGAGCCGAATGGTTTGATATCCAGCTTTTAGGCGGTTTAGGGTTAATTGAACAGGAAGCCCGTTTTATTCAGCAGTTTGAGGCAGGTCTGTATAAGGGGCTTTTATGGGAAATTACTGCGGAACTAGAAATCAGAGACCGGCCGACTTTATCGGAAGGAGCGCTGGATATTCTGTTGGATAGTGACCCTGTGAAACTAGGAAGGACTGTTGAACGGTTGCATTATCTGGTGCATACATTCATTCCTAACAGATTAAACAAATAAAGGAGTTTTTTATGGCAAATATGCAGGAAAGGCTTGAAGCCAGCGTGGCTCAGGCAGAAATTGACGTGTCTAAATTACACGATATCATAAATGGTGATGATACAGCGACCATTGAAACTGAAAACGGCTTGGTTTCCAGTATTGCAAAACATCTGAAAGATATTCGGCTCGAAATTTTGCAAGGAATGGAAACGACTATCGAGACTGCTGAAAATAATTTGGACAAATTGCATCAGGTTATCAATGGGGATGAAAACACTTCCGTTGAAACGGAAAATGGCTCGATTTCCAGTATTGCAAAGCATTTAAAAGAAATCAGGGCTGAGTTGACACAAGGGGTTGATGAAATTGTCGGAACGGCTTTGTCAGCTAAAGAAATTATTCTGGAAGCACAGTCTGATGTTATATCAAAACATGAGGCTATTAATCAGATTAAAGCGGATATTGATACCATTGTAACCAATATTACTGCCATAAATGAACGTTTTGTTAATAGTATTGATGAATTTGAAACAACACTGAATGACGCAATAACCAGCATTAATGATACCAGGGATAGCGGTATAGAAACTGTCAGCAGCCAATTGAACTCGGAAAAAGACCGGCTTATTGCTGAATTGAATACAGAAACCGACAGTGAAATCAATCGTGTTCAGAGTGAAGGGCAGCAGCAGATAGCCGCGGCAACAACACAAGCTGAACGGGCTAAAAACGAAGCTGATGCAATTAGTCATCCGTTAATAAGCAGAACTGAAACCGGCGGAACAATTAATATTGATTGGAATCTTAATCAAGATTGTCTTTTTAACTTATCATCTGCAACAACATTTAGTTTTTCCAATTTACCGCAAAATGATGAGAAAGGTCATTTTCGGCAGTTGGTTATTAATACAACTGTTGCAATTAAGCCGGTTTTTCCTGAAAATTGTGTTTTTGCAGAAGATAATGCACCTGATTTTGCGGCCGGCAAAACATACTATGTTATGTTGCAATACATTGCCGGTTTAGCAAAATGTTATGTAGCTTTTGCGGAGTATTAGTTATGCAAAGACAGGAATATATAAGAAAAATGATGGTGAGACCAAAACCTATAGCCGCCAATACGGTTATGTTTGATAATCAAGCCCCGGGTTCATATAGCATCAAGCTTTCCCGGGGTATTTATTTGCTTGAAATCTCCGGTGGCGGTGGCAAAGCCGGTATGTCATATAGTATTGGAAGCATTTTTAGTGGCGGCGGAGGCGGTGGTGGTGCTGCTTTCAAAGGAAAAATCAGGTTTACCGAAAATATCACTCTCAATATTACCGTAGGAAAAGGAGGAACTGGGGCCGGTCCGACTATCAACGGCTATGGCATAGCCGGAACGGACGGCGAATCCGGAGGAATGAGCAAAATTGACGGAATCGTTGAATGTGGCGGTGGCCGGGGTGGTATGTGTGGTATTGTCCGTAATAATGTCGCGCCGGGTGGCTCATATAATTTTTTGAAACCAGAAATAATTGTCGAGCAGCAAATTGCCGGCAACGGTAACAACGGTGGTCCCGGTGATATGGGAGCTCCGGCATCTGGAGCCAACTCTAAACTAACCGGTGATGGTGGCGGCAAACCCCATGGCGGGAGCGGTACTGCACCGGGAGCCGGAGGGGCCGGAACGACAGCGGCCGTTGCCTGGGGTGGTAACGGAGCTAACGGTATTGTTCGATTAACTTATTTAGGAAAACCATAATGACAACAACATTAAGCCAAGCTTTAGAAGAAGCCTATGCTTCCAATCCCTCAGATGTGGTTATTTTAGATACATTGGAGTTAATACATCCGGATTTCAAAGACGAAAATGGAAAGCAAACGGCTGTCCGGGTTGTGCGGGATAATATTAATCTTCGTGCCGTTTTGGAAGAAAATGCTCCTCTTGACTGCGGAAAGGAAGTCGAATTTATTGCTTTGGGATTTGATTTGGAATTTCCTCCGGTTAATACTACTCCGGTTCCTGAAATTACGGTGACTTTAGATAATGTCGGGCGGGAAATCATTAAATATCTGGATATGGCATCTTCAAGCCAAGACATGATAAAAATGATATATCGTCCGTATCTCTCAACAGATTTAACAGCTCCGCAAATGATTCCGCCATTGACCTTGGTCTTGTCTGATGTGCAGGCCAATATTACAAAAATCACGGCCAAAGCTCGTATGATGGATATCGGAAACCGCAGTTTTCCTAATGAGAATTATACTTCTAAACGTTTTGCCGGATTAACACGATGACACACTGGGCTCTGAAATATATAGGAAAACCGTGGATTTGCGGAAAATATGACTGTTGGGGATTGGTTCAGGATGTTTATCTTAATGAATTAGGAATCCGATTATCACCAATTATTACAAATGCTGCCGATTTGCGACAAGTTTTCGCTGAATTTGCCCAGGAGGCAAATTATAGTGATTTTTGCCAGATTAAAACCCTGAAAGATAATGCGGTGGTCGTTTTATCTCAGGGAAAATATCCTTCACATGTCGGAATTTGGCTTGATATTGACGGTGGCGGAATTTTGCATAACCAACGCAATGTCGGGGTTATTTTTCAAAAAAAGACAGAATTAAATGCCCTTGGATGGCGAATTACCGGAATTTGGGAAATAAGGAATAAAAATGCAGATAGTTAAAGTATCGAATCCGTTCAATCTTGCCAAAAGCGAGGTTTTTAATTGTTTGGCAACAGAAACAACAATTAACCGACTTGTTGAAATTTATCAGATAAATAACGGAAATACGCCGTTTATTTGTTTGGTGAATGGTGATCCTGTCTTGCGGGCAGAATGGAACAGCCTGAAAATCCGATCCAATGACCATATTGCTTTTATCCACCTACTGCAGGGAGGGGGCGGGGGAGGTTCAAATCCGTTGCGCGTTGTCGGTATGGTTGCTTTGGTTGTGGCTACAGTTGCGAGTTATGGAGCAGCCAGTGCAGCATGGGGAACAGTCTGGGGCGCGACTGTTGCTGCCGGTGTGTCTATCGGCGGAGGAATGTTGATTAATGCGCTTGTTCCTCCGCCTAAACCAACATTAAACGGTACCAGTTATACGGTATCCTCACAAAGTCCGACTTATTCTTTGCAGGCTCAGGGGAACCAAGCCCGGCTTGGAAATCCTATTCCGGTTATTTATGGTCGTCATCTGGTATATCCGGATTTTGCGAGCCAGCCATATTATGAATATATTGATAATGAACAGTATGTTTATCAACTCCACTGTATTGGTCAGGGCGAATATGACATCGAAAAAATTATGATTGAAGATACGCCTATCTCTTCGTTTAAGGAAATAACCTATGAAATTTTACCGCCCAACACAAAAAATACAATGTTTGCGGAAGATGTGGTTACCAGTACGGAGATTTCCGGGCAAGAATTGTTGAAAGATGAAATCATTGGGCCTTTTATCCTGAACCCAAGTGAAACAACGGTCAGTAAAATCGGTATAGATGTGGCTTTTCAACGAGGTTTATATTATGCCAATGATAATGGTTCAATGTCCGATAAAAGTGTAAACTGGAAAGTTGAAGCCCGTAAAATTGATGATGAAGACAATGCTCTGGGAGAATGGTTTGTTTTGGGACAAGAGACTTTTTCATCAAATTCTCATAATGCTATCTATAAGACTTATAATTATGATGTCGAAAATGCCAGATATGAGGTTCGGGCTACCCGGTTGGATGAAAAAGATACCAGCTCCCGTGCTGGACATGAAATTCGTTGGACTTCTGCCAAAGGATTTATTAATGCGGAACATGAATATGGCAATGTTACCATGATTGCTCTGAAAATGCAGGCAACTAATAATCTTTCCCAGCGTTCTTCCCGGTTGTTGAATTGTGTGGTTACCCGTAAACTTCCTCAATGGACACCGGAAAAAGGATGGTCAGAACCAGTTCCGACGAATTCTATTGCCTGGGCTTTGGCTGATGTTTTGAAAGCAGAATATGGTGCAAAACTTGATGACAGCCGGATAGATTTAGACACTTTATTATATTTAGACGGTATTTGGCAAAGCAGGGGCGATACTTTTAATGCTGTTTTCGACAGTAAATTAACGGTTTTTGAAGCTTTGAGCCGGATTGCAAAATGTGGCCGCGCCGTTGCATTTTTACAGGGTGGAATTGTCCGTTTTGTTCGTGATGAGCCAAAAACTATTCCAGTGGCATTGTTTTCTCCCAGAAATATTATCAAAAACTCTCTTTCTATACAATATATTATGCCGTCTGAAGATACGGCCGATAGTGTTACTGTGGAGTATTTTTCTGATAAGACTTGGAAGACAACGGAAATTACGGGAGTTTTACCTGAGAGCACTTCTGAAAATACGGCAACGGTTGAATTATTTGGATGTACAAATAAAGAACAAGCTCTTCGGGAAGCTCTTTATATGGCTGCCGCTAATCGTTATCGTCGCAGAATCGTAAGTTTTATGACCGAACTTGATGGATTGATTCCGACATATGGTGATTTAGTGGCCATAACTCATGATATGCCCAGTTGGGGACAAGGCGGAGAAGTTATTCAAAAGGATGGAAATAAACTGACTTTATCAGAACCGGTTACTTTTTCCGATAATAGTGTTCACTATATAGCCCTTCGTAAGGCTAACGGACAATTATCCGGTCCATATATTGTGACAAGTGGAAATTTGGAAAATGAAGTTGTTTTGGAAGAAACTCCTGATTTTGAAATTTATACCGGAACATCACGGGAACGGACGCATTTTGCATTCGGGCCGGCGGATAAATGGGCAACTATGGCCAGAATTATCGGTATCAAACCGCGAACAAATACTGTTGAGATTACCGCGGTTATTGAAGATGAGCGGGTTCATTTAAATTAAAGGAAAAATGATGGATTGGTTGGAATTTTTACAGGTTATCTGTGTTCCTGCTTTTGTTTGGCTTGTTCATAAGGTGGGCAATGTTCACAAGGAGCTGAATGATTTTAAGGTTCAGGTTGCCCGGGAATATGCCACACAGCTGCATATTAACCGGCTGGAACTGAAAATTGATGAATTACGGCAACTTATTTGGGAGATACATAATGAATCAAAAACTACCAAGAGGAATTAGAAACAATAATCCCGGAAATATCCGGCATGGGGCAAATTGGTTGGGAATTAATCCTGACGGGCGGAACATTGATTCCGCCTTTTGTGTTTTTACGACTCCGGTCTATGGAATTCGGGCTTTAGCAAAGGTTTTGATAAATTATAAGAAAATTCATGGTTTGAAGACTGTTCGACAAATTATCAATCGTTATGCACCACCGAATGAAAATCAGACAATAGCCTACATCCAGTCAGTTGCCAAACAACTCGGCGTTTATCCGGATACGGTGATTGATATTGAAGAGCGTGGTGTGCTGACAGTGTTTATTAAAGCTGTCATTCGCATGGAAAACGGCATTCAGCCTTATTCAGATGAAATAATTCAGCAAGGGATTGATTTATTATGAAATTAAATAAGAGGTCTTGGATTCCGCTGATTGGCTGGATTTTATGTTACGGATTTTTGCATAACTGTGTAATTGCGCCATATTTTAACGTGGAAATCGTGGATTGGGAACAATTACTGACCAGTTTAGGGATTATGCTCGGTATTAGCGGTGTGCGGGATATCGGAATGAACAGGAGAAAAAAAGATGATGGAGATTCTAAAGAAGTTTAAGACAGTAGTTTTTACCGTGGTTGCTCTGTTTTTATATTTCTTTGGCTATAATCGAGCTAAAGAAACTGCGGAAAAAGAACAAATAGAAGGAGAACTTAATGCTGCCAGAAATGCTAAAAAGGTTCGTGACAGTTTGTCTGATACTGCTCGGATTAATCGCTTGCACGGCAAATATAAACGGTAATTACTGCCTTTTATATGAACCAGTCTATGCTGACTATGAACATGATACACCAGAAACAATCAAGCAAATTGATAAAAATAACATTATTTATGACGAATTATGTATGAAAAATGTCCCCTACTCGGCAGAGTAGGGGACATTTTCTATTTTAAATAACCTCCTTTAGATTGCTTTCTTTATCAAATCCGAACCGGAAGCGAGATTGTACATATCGCTGACATTTTCCGTCGGATTGGACAATACATCCATTGTTGAAGACGTACCGGCTCCAAAAGAGTTCATTGCCTGAATCAGTTGATCGGCATTGGTCAGGTCAAGCGTTGTACCATCGGCAAATTCGATACTTTCAACCTGATTTGCACTTGAACTAAAGTGGTTGTTTATTTGAAGGCCTTTAATTTCATCACCATTGATGGAGATCTTCAAATTGTTGCCAATCTGTTCAAAGGACAAATTGTTTTGGGTAATTCCTTCGCCGAAGACAATCTTGTCCGTTCCTCCGGTCTCGCTGATCGTATCAAATCCATCGCCAAGATTATACTGATAGGTATCATTTCCGGCTCCGCCATTTAGCGTATCGTTGCCAATGCCTCCGATAATAGTGTCATTGCCTTCGCCGGCGTTGATGGTATCGTGGCCCCCGTTTCCGTAAATGACATCGTTATAAGACGTTCCATTAACAGTATCGTCTGCATTGGTCTGTTGCAGCGTTAAGCCCTGAGTTGAAAGGTTAAAGCTTGAGCCATCGGCAAACTGGAGTGTTTCGATCTGATTATTTACATTGCTGTAAAAATTATTGATCAGAATATTTTGATACGGATCATTGCCAATCAGAATTCTCAGATTGTTTCCTTCCTGGACAAAGGTCAAATCATCTTGGGTTATTCCCGTACCAAACTTGATTTTGTCATTACCTCTGGCCTCATTAATGATATCGGCGCCATCGCCCAGGTTATAGATATATGTATCTCGGCCATATCCACCGCTGAGCGTATCATCCCCGGTTCCGCCGATAATCGTATCATCTCCATCACCGGCGTTAATGGTATCATTGCCACCTTTACCGTAGATGATATCATCATTATCGGTTCCGTTGATGGTTTCTCCACCGTCATATTGTTCAAAGGTCAGGGAATCGTTAACTAAATCCAGTACCGAATTATCTGCAAACTGAAGTTGTTCAATGCGCGTATCGGCACCGGCGAACTGATTAACCAGCAGAAAACCTTGATCTACATTATTATTTATCAAGATACGGAGATTGTTTCCTTCTCTGATAAATCTGAGATTTTCCGGGGAAATACTGTTTCCAAGAATAATTTTATCAGCTCCGGAAGTTTCAGTGATCGTATCGAGCCCATCACCTATATTATATATATAAGTGTCATCTCCGTTTCCGCCGTTCAGATTATCATTGCCTAATCCTCCGGTGATAGTATCATCACCTTCGCCAGCATTGACCGTATCATTACCGGCAGCTGCATTAATTGTGTCATTAAAATCTGTGCCGGAAATTGTTTCATCAATATTGTTCTGATTAAAGGTAAATCCTTTATTAATCAGGCTTAATGTACTATTATTGGAAAATTCTATGCTTTCGATTTTTGATGTACCGGCAGCAAATTGATTTTTCAGCAAGAAGCCTTGCAGCTTATCATTGCTGATGATAATACGCAAATCATTACCCTCTCGGCTGAATGACAGCATATCTGCCGTAATTCCGGTACCGAGGATAATTTTGTCCGTCCCGTCAGCGTCAGAGATGGTATCGAATCCATCACCTAGATTATAAATATAGGTATCATCACCAGCACCACCGGTTAAAGAATCGTTACCTTCTCCTCCCGTTAAAGTATCGTTACCGTTTCCGGCATCAATGACGTCATTGCCTTTTCCACCGTAAACCGTATCGTTTCCTGCCAAAGTATTAACTGTATCATTACCGTCGTTGGCATAGATAACATCATTAAAGTTGGTGCCATTAATTGTATCAAAAGTATCTCCCTGGCTGAAAGTAAGACCGTTTTCATTTAAGATATACTGAGTTCCGTCTTTGAATTTCAGAGTAAAGTTTTTATAACCGTCACTGTTGAAGAATTTTGATAAATTAAGACCTTCAGTAGGATTGTCATTAATCGTGATGTAAAGGTTTTCGCCAATTTTTGTGAAAGTTAAATCATCAAAATCAATGCCGTCTCCAAATTCAACGGAATTTTGTCCGGAATTATCCTCTATCGTATCAAAATCATCACCGCTGTTCCAACGATAAGTATCGTTACCGGCCCCGCCATAGAGCGTGTCGTTTCCGTGGCCACCGATCAAGATGTCCTTGCCGCTTCCACCAGACAAAGTATCTTTTCCATCATTACCATAAATAATATCGTCATAGGAAGTTCCGGTAATGTTGTCATCGGTATCCCATTGGTCTAACGTCAGGCCGGCAGTAGCCAGATTTATGGAACTGTTATCGGAGAACTTAAGTGTTTCGATTTTATTATCATCCGAAGCAAAGAAATTAACCAGTTTCATTCCCTGAGTAAGGTCATCATTGATAATCAGCCACAAATCATTGCCGTTTCTTCTGAGTGTCAGGTCATCTTTGGAAATTCCCTCACCAAAGATAATCTGGTCTTTGCCGTTGGGATCCGTGATTGTATCGAAACCGTCACCGAGATTGTAATAATAAGTATCCCGATCATAACCTCCGGTTATGGTATCGTTGCCCTGGCCACCGGTAATATCATTATAACCGTCACCGGCATTGATAATATCATGGCCGGTGCCACCGGTTAAGATATCATCATCAGCCGTACCGTTGAGCGTTAAATTTACTTCCGGCAGTTGAGATAAAGATATATCGGTGGTTAGCGGGGTTGTTGAACCATCAGCAAACTTGAGAGTAAAGTTTTGATATGATGATGAACCAAAGAAATAATATAATTGCAATCCTTGGTTTCTGTCGCCATTTACAAAGATGTATAAATCATATCCATAAGTAGAGTCATTTTCATTGCTTCGTTCAAAGGTCAGATTCTCTAAGGTAATGCCCTCGCCAAATTCGATGATATTGTTATCATTACTGTCATTAATATAATCAAAACCATCGCCAAGATTCCAGATATAGGTATCATTACCACCTTCTCCTTTAAGAGTATCGTTGCCTTTGCCTCCGATTAACGTATCGTTACCATTACCGCCACTTATGGTATTTTCCTGGTTATTTCCGGTAAGCGTATCATTGTAATCAAATCCGTATAATGTGTTTACACCTTCCGCTAATGTAAAGTTAAAATCATTATCTTTGGGTACAAAAGTTGAACCGTCGGAAAATTTGAGAGTAAAATTCCGATATGTTCCTAGACCAAAGAAGTAATCTATTTTTATTCCCTGGTTCCGGTCATCATTTACAAAGATGTATAAATTATTAGCATCTGAAGGATCGTTACTATTTCCTCGGTTAAAAGTCAGGTTTTCTAAGGTAATACCCTCGCCAAATTCGATGATATTGTTGCCGGAACTGTCACTGATGTAATCAAGGCCATCTCCAAGATTCCAAACATAAGTATCATTTCCATATTCACCCTGAAGGTTATCGTTATCCTTACCGCCGATTATTGTATCGTTACCATTTCCTCCATTTAGAGTATCATTTCCACCATTGCCATAAATGACATCATCTAACGAAGTTCCTGTGATGTTATCATTTCCATCTGCCTGTCGTAACGTTAACCCCCCTGTTAAATCCATAATAGTTCCGTCTGAAAATTCTATTTTTTCAATTTGATAATAAGAATTGTAAAAGAAATCTTGAATTATAACACCCTGGGTAATGTCATTGAATAATGTTATCACTAAATTATTATCTTTGCGGGAAAGAGTTACGTCTGTGGCAGAAATCCCTTCACCGAACTTTATTTTATCATTTTTTCCTGAACTTGAACTGCTCTCATAATCATAAATGGTATCCAGCCCGTCACCTACATTATAAACATAAGTATCGTCGCCATTACCCCCATTAAGATAATCGTTTCCAGAACCACCATAAATTGTATCATTGCCGCTACCTGCATTGACTGTATCAAAACCACCGCCAGCATAAATTGTATCACCAAAGGCTGTTCCTGTAATGGTTTCTCCTGTACTTAATTGTTGTAGGGTTAAAGCAATTTCCGATAAATGAACCTCACTACCATCTCTAAAGATTAATTCTTCAATTTTATAATTTAGGCTGCCGTTCAGAAAATCCTGAATAATTACTCCTTGGTTTGGATCATTTTTTACAAAGATTTTCAGATCATCGGTATTAACACATTGGAAGGTCAAGTCATTAAAGGTTATCCCGTCGCCAAAAGAAATCGTATCATTATTTCCGGTATCATAAATGGTATCCAAGCCTTCTCCCCAGTTCCAGATGTAAGTATCGTCACCGTTTCCACCGTTTAAGGCATCATTTCCGATACCGCCGTAAATAACATCATTACCGGCATTGGCATTAATGATATCGTCTCCTTTTTCACCGCTTAAGAAGTCGCCTCCGGATGTTCCGTTTATGGTATCATTACCATTTGTTCCGCTGATTGTGGCGAAACCACCAATAGATACAGGAGCAGCATTCCATACAACACGGATATGTTCATAGTTCCAAACAGTTCCGTCAGCAAATTCAATTGTATCAACCGTATTGGTTGTTGTTCCGGCTTCCAGGAAATAACTGTAAACAGTTACGGTATCAGCCCCATTGTGCAAACTGAGAATCAAATCGTTTCCACGTCTTTGAATCGTTACGTCCGACGGGCTTATCCCTTCGCCAAATAAAATCTTGTCTGGATTTGTTCCTTTTTCATCTGTGCTGGAATTGTCAATGGAATCGTGTCCCCAGGAACCTTCAAAGAAATAAGTATCGGATCCTGCTCCTCCGACAATATAATCGTCGCCTGTACCGCCGATTAATGTATCATTGCCGTTTTCACCATAGATTTTATCACTACCGGCCAATCCATTAATATAATTATTGTCGTCCGTTCCATAAATAATATCATTTCCGTTGCTGATTTTGTTTTCGAATTTTCCAAAATTCATATAATACATTTGTAGCAAGCCGGCTTCCTCCGCTTGATTTTGAAAGGCAGTATTAATTGAATCCGTCATAATATCCTGTTGCTTAACAATATCCTCCAAGTTGTGCAGCATATAAACTGCGTTTTCCGTATTTGTTTCTGCCAAATTATTTAAAATATTGACGGCGCCGGAAATATCAATATCCCAAACCTGAGTTTCTTCATTCCATGTCAGTTTGATATTTTCAAGGAGTGTTTTGCAATGTGTCTGAGCTTCCAATTCGTTAGAGACATATGCAGCTAAAATATCGTAAGCCTGCAACAGATAGTTTGAAGCCTCTTCATGCGGGTTTTCATCCTCTCGTCCAAACCAGTAACTATTGGAATATTTTTGCCCTAAAAACCTCTCCAAAGTTTCCAGATAACGCGCATCTCTAATCGGATTATCATAAAAATAGCTCGGCTTGCGGCTAAGCGGGTCAATGTCTTCAACCCCGGCCCAATGAAATATGATATTATTAATCATTCCCTTGCGGACAGTAGCATCAGTCTCTGCAATATATTGTTCAATTAAGGTTTTCAGCTCGCCGGATGTGTCCAGAGCCATGGTTTCCTGCAAAGAACGAACATTTCCAAAGCCTGAAATTTCCGGCAAAGTTTTTATATTGTCAGGAATAGTCACTTCTGTTTTGCTGATGGTATCGGCATAATCAGCATCAAACCAGACATCGTGAACCAAGCCGGTCGAACCGTCTGTTTTGATGAATGTGCCGGTTTGATTATGTTGGTTGCCGTTTTCATCTGTTGTTGTTGAATTTTCATAATCCAGATTAATTCCCGATACATTAGCTTGCTCTAATGTAAGTAATTCTCCCTCATCAACGACACCGTTGCTATTTGCGTCTTTCCAGACTTTAACCTGATTCCAGGCTGTATCAGAACTGTTGAAGACACCGTCATTATTAGAATCCAAATCCTTCAGAGCCTCGAAGCCGTTGGCTGCTTTCTCCCCGGACGAAAGAACGGAGTTATTACCAAACAACTCCGTTCCATCATCAATCTGTCCATTATTGTTCAAATCCCGAACCAGCAAACCGTCATCTTTACCGACCCAACCGCTACTCTCCGCAAAACCATTGCCATCATGGTCAAAATGGACTGTGGAATTTTCTTCATTGGTTTCAATTCCATCTCCGTCCAAGTCTATCACCAATGGTGATGCTTGTTCATGGGCCGTGGTGTATTTTTCTTGGATTAGCCACATTGCATTTTCTAGAAGGTTAATATTATACTCTGACAACGGACAGTAATTTACAGAAAGACCATCTTCATTGAGCTCAATACCTACTATTGCCAATTGTTCTTTTATTTTTTCAAAAATATCATCTTTATTTTCTTCAATATAGTCCCACGATAAATCGACTAAACTTCCGATTATAAATGCTCCTATTGTTGCAGAAGTGATAGTTGCACTTGCTGGTATTAATAATACAGCTATTCCTGTCCCTAAAGCATATTTTCCTATAGGGCCTAAATCATGTTCTTCTATTGATTGCTGGACAGCAAAAAACGCTCCATAATGACCATACTTTTTTACCAAACCGCCTAAATTCTGCAAGTCACCTATAGGCATTTTAGAAACATAATCACCAATCTTATTTAAAGTAACTTCACCTCCTGTTGTTGCCATATCTTTTAATTTATCAAAGAAATTATCTATAGTATTTTTGTCTTCTTGTGAGATTTCAGTCATTTATCGGCTCCTTTCAATGTTGATTGCTTTTGAATAATATCTATAATATTTTTGTCCCCAAAAAATTGCAGAACAAAATGGAATTATACTAAATATTCCAGTTATAGAAAAAAATTTTATTTTAGATGAAAAACTATCATTAGCAGGATTAAAAGCGATATAAATTACAGGAATATATATAAAAAAAGCTATTATACAGATTAAAAACCATTTGTTTAGTAAAGTTTTTTCACAAGGATACTCTTTATATGTTTGGTTTATGGAATAGAAACCACGGTAAAGCTCATATGGACAAGTATAATAACTAGAAGCTATTCCCAAAGCAATATAAGAAACAATTGCTAAAGCAACATATGATTTGGAATTTGTGGTATAAAAAAAACAAAATGTTTCTAAAATTTCTGTTTTGGTTGCATTTCCTGAATCAATTCCTTCTATTAGAACAGAAAAAACAACTGACAACGCAAATATAATATATGAATTACGACGATATTTGGGATTAACTCCAATAAGATAATCTTTTTTATAACAAATCCAAATGCTAAAACTAACAAAAATTATACTTCCAGCAGATATTGCAATTTTTAAATTGTATAAAACAGATTGATTAATTTGTTTATAACACAAAACGATAAAAAAAATCCAACTATATATAAGCAATCCCCAAACTAATCCTGTATATATAGGATGCTTTTCAGTTGGCGTTTCCATTTGGATTAATTTTTTTTTATATGGATTATCATCCTGTAATTGTTCACTTAGTTTATTTTCATATAAGTCATATTTTTTAAAAAACAT